TGATTGCGTGTAAAGGGAAATCTATAAAGAAAAATTTACAATAGCTAATTTGTCTTTAAATATATTATCTATTTTCTCGCGCCACCAATAAGCAGGTTGAATTGTTTTATGAGCATTTGATCCGTCAGGTAGTTTTTTTGCCGCAGGTCTTGTTGATATAGAAAAAAATGCAACTTTATTAGTCAAGCTATGAATATGAGATAGAAATAGATCGACATCATTTTCTTCAATATGTTCCATAACATCAATACAAAAAACCAAATCATATGAGGAAGTCGGAATCTTATTCCATTGCTTTACACCAGGATCATATTTGTCTAATTTATCTAGACTCCATAAGTTTTTTAAATGATATAATTCATGAAGCTCGGCTTTACCGCAACCATAATCAAGTGCGGTTCGTATATTACTATCTCTAATCAAGGTTGATAAATTAGGTATAAAAAATTTGAGAGAAAATCCACGAAAGAAATTAGTGGTATCATGTAAAATTTGATATGGTGTTTTATAGCTTTCTATAGCTATCATTAAATCATTTTGCATTAGCTATTTTACTTGCGTGTAAAGGGTACAATATTTTCGTTTTTAGGCAACTCTTCTGAGTCAAGTTTACTATGATAACCCATGGTCATTTCATTATCAGGGTCATATGTAAAGAGGATATTATTTTCAGAAATTTTTATCACTTTGTTAGATGTAAATGGAATGTAGTCAGTTATACCTACTGATGGTGCTCCTGCACTACTGGTCATACCAACCAACAATCCTGGATTAAAAAGAGTCCATGCTCGGCTCAAATCATCGAACCGAGCATGGGATACCAAATCTTCACCGGTGATTAGTTTTATACCAAGCACCGGATGCTTCTTAGGCATTAGTGATCGCCCAGCACACCTAGAATTTCGTGATAGTGATGCTCACGATCTGCAAGACCAAGATCGCCACCATTGACAAGCTTTGTCATCTTACGAACATCACCAGTGTCGGCCACTTCATTTAGACCACGAGACTTCCAGAACCAAGCAGCCGAGCGAGCAGCACCCTCGGGCGTCTCAAGATATGACGGGTCTGTTGTTAGATCCTTATTAAGACCCTTGCCGCAATTCGTGTAATTGCTACGACCAGTTAGCTGAATAAGACCACGCCCGCGAAATCTCCAGCCGTCACCCTCATTCACGTTACCGAGATTCTTTGCACCCCATGCACCACCATAGATGATGTTTGCAATGCCTTCCTGATTTGCAGGCTTCTTAGTCGCATCGTCACGACCAACCTCAGCAGCCTGAGCAGCGGTGATACGAGAACCAAAAAGAGCAGTTAGGGCTGAGGCCTTGTAATTCAGATTTTCCTTAATGGCTGAAAACTGTGCGGACTCATGCGCTGTCTGCGACAGAAACCCAGCGAGACGCTTGGGTGTATTAATCTCAAATTCCTTACAAGCTGCAATAAGCGCATCTGCATACGCATTGAGATTATTCGGGTTAGCCTTGGGAAAGCACTTGCGTAGGGTTTCTGCTGTTAGCATTGGTTTCTCCTTAATAACGAGTGTTTAGTTCATCTAGACGGGCCTGAAGCAATTGACGCTGCTCTTTGGCAATTCTATGGTCGGCGAGAGTGTATGCGATTTCATGACACATACGCCACTCTGTATATATCTTAGCAAACCGATCTGCGGCCGCCTTAAATTTCTCTAACATATTTTTCTCCAAATAAAAAAAGGGGGAGAGGCTAAACCTCTCCCCTGAGTTGGGCTGATTTGATCAGCCGTTTAGTTGTTGGTTTTCTGTTGATGGATCTGTAATATCCACCTTGCGAGGCTTCTTATTATCGGGGATAATATTCTCCAGCCACACCTTCAGAAGACCGTTAACCATCTCAGCATTCTTCACCTCGATGGTGTCGGCCAGATGGAATTCACGGCGGAAGGCACGATCTGCGAATCCCTTGTGAAGGAAGGTCGGACCATTACCATCATTCTTAGCATGACCACGGATTAGAAGCTTGTTGTCATGAATTTCAAGCTCAAGGTCTGAGCGCCCGAAACCAGCAACAGCAACTTCAATCACATACTTGTTATCATCAACCTTGACGATATTGTAGGGCGGCCAACCCGGAACAGCCTTAGCTAGGCTCTCAGAAGCCTCAAATAAACGCTTTTGAATGTCATTGAAACCGATTGCATACGTGTCCAGCTTGGACAGATCGGGAAAATAAACCATTTAGTGTCTCCTTGAATAAGCGAGATTGATATAGACAGCACCCCCGGATGGGCAATGCTGTCTATATTTAGCAGGTGATTAACCTTCTGTCAAGGGCAACTCATTCATTTCTGGAAGAAGAAATGAGAGATCCGGCGGCGAATATGTCTTAGGCTTTAGCACCTTACCATTTGCATCCTTGATGATCTTACCATCAACGAACTTGCTCATGTTTGAACGATGCACTTCAGCAAAGCAACGATCCAGATCGATACCGTATGCATGACCCGCACCATAGATCACATAGAGTAGATCAGTTAGAGCATCAGCCACCTCTATAATATCTTGATTGCCCATGGCATCACCAAGCTCACTAAGCTCCTCATTAATTAGCTCAAATCGCAGAAATTGAGTATCCTGATCAGGCAACACTGGAGTCTCATTGACTTGCTGCTCACCCGAGCGCATAAAGTCAGCAACCATAGTAAAATTTGACATAATCACTCCTTTACATTATTACCAATAGTAGATTGCAGGAACCAACCATGCTTCTTATGCGAAGCTAACCGACCCGCAAGGAAGTCGGATACGTCATATGCACCAGCATTCTCAGCCGCTTCATATGCAGTCTTAATCGTCATGATAACCTTGTCATTATCAAGCGACAGATTCATAAGCATCGTTCTAGCATCAGGAACCGTATCTAGTTCAATTAGCGTAGTTAGCTGTCTAAAGCGATTCAGACTACCCGGAGCATATGCACCAGATGAGCGAATGAATTCTGCGAGCGGATCAATTGCACCACTCACATCCTCATAGATCAGACCAAATAGCTCATGATACTCTTTGAAGTTTGGACCTTGCACGTTCCAATGATAGAACTGAGTCTTTACACCAAATACAAATGTATCGGCTAGAGCGACCTTAAGTGATTCAATAAAGTCGGCCATCAGCTACCCCTTTTCTTTCCGATGGTATACTTTGCTTCTAGAAGCCAGTCAGACTTCTCTTTATGAGAAAGCACTTTGATCTGTGAGATAGGTGCGATCTTGTCCTTTGTCATATCTGGATTCACAATCTCAACCAGACCCCATTCTTCTAGAAGATTGACGATGGTGTTTCGACGCATCTCATCTTCTTCTGCAAAGTTGGTTGGCTTACCGTCAAGAGCAAATAGCTCCTTGAAGTGTACGATAAAATACCTACGCTGCTTATGAAGAATGTGGCATGATTGATAAAGAGTTTGATCCTTACGAGAAGCAACACCAATGCGAGTGAGGGTTTCCTTGATCTTCAGGAAATCCTCAGGGTTCTTCAGTCTTACTTCTACCATTTCTGCTATATCTATCATCAGCTCCACCCTTCTTAGTCCTATCATGGATTACGGCGAGCTGATTAGCGGTTAGGACGGTAAGGTAGTCCTTAGCTCGATTGTAATTGCACTCATAGTATTCCATGACGGCTTTAATATCGTTGTCATCAGAAGGCTTTGGCCACTTGCTTGACTTGCGGCGTCTAGACCTCACTGTATTTATGAGATAGTCATGTTGTAACAGGTTATCTAGATGCCCACGCTGGTTCATCTCGTTAGCATAGAGTATCGTATCGATGTGAAAGGACAAAGCCTTGTTCACTAGAAAGGGAACATAGGTCTTGTCCGCTACATCATTAGTCTCGCCTCTGAAGTAATCGTGCTTGGACTCAGCAACGGCTTTGACGATATCAAAGACGCCGAGCTTTGCATCTTCGCTCATTTCCACTCACAATCCATCATGATCTGCGTCAGGCAGGCTGCAAGATTGATTTCAGGATTTACAACAAAGGCAGACTTGTATTGATAGTCGGCCAGAATCAAAACCAGATTAGGAATGCTACCGGGCTTCATGAAGTCATATG